ATACTAAAGCCATGGTCAATTCCTTTTCAAGTTACATATATTTAGCGGATAACGAAAAAAGTTGTTGTTATACTTGCCCTTACAGTAAGGTTTTAACTAAATATCCGCATGAGTAGACCCATATGCCCGGCTTGCAATCAAAGACCAAGAGCTATTAACTGTTATAAAGATAACAAACCTTACTATCGCAGTCGATGTGACACTTGTATTAGGAAAAATAAAAAAATAAAACCAGCGATTGCACGGTGGAAATCAGCTGGCTATAAGAAAAAAACTGTTTGTGATCGTTGTAACTTTAGATCACGATATTCTGCACAGTTACTTGTGTATCATGTTGATGGCAATCTACACAATACCAATGTTAAAAACTTAAAAACTATATGTCTAAATTGCACTATAGAAGTTAATCGTGCTGATCTACCGTGGCGTCCAGGGGATCTTGAACCAGACGCTTAACTTGCTGGTATAAATGATCTAATGTGCCATTGTTGTCCAATACATGATCAAATTTTGTACCAACCCAAGACGTTTCGCTGGCATGAACATTTAATCTTTCGAGTTTGGCCCGACTTAATGCCCAAGTTACATTAGCATTTGGGCCACGATTTGCACTTACTGCTGCGTCATACCATTCAGGTTCAGGGCCACGCACTACACGAATAACCATGCCTCCGGCTTTTCTAATAGCTTTAATTTCATTAGGAAAACGACAATCGCTGATTACTACGTCATCTTCACTATTACGCAGTTTATTTTCTAATGCAGCAATCCATATATCATCGTGAAATGCTTTGCGACAAACTTCAGTGCCCCAATATTGTAGCACCCAACGTGGAGTTAAATGCGGCATTTTAAGTCTTGCTGCCCACCATGGATCTACTTGCTCACGCCATTCTCGAGCTTGTTTAGTGCGGCCCTCCAGCATGGTCCTGTCCCAACCGAACACTTGTGCAACTGCATCCTTTAGTGTATTGGCAAAACTTTCTCTGCGAAAGTGATGCAAATTAACAAGATAATCTGCTATTGTATCTTTTCCAGATCCAATAAATCCACAAATTCCAATGATCATTTTAGTTCCTTTACGTTGAGATATTTAAGCGTATCTTGAAGCATACCAATTTGTCTGCGGCAGTCTTCTAGTGCATGATGGCTAGTGGGGGGGATGGGCTGATCTGGCCATAAAGAAAATACTGTACGACTATCTCGTACCATGTAGTATTGCCAAGGCAAGGGTTTGTTATAGCTTTTGTATGCATGTTCAAGAATGGTACAATCAAACGTGGGTCCTTGGCACCATAAAAACTTACTATTCCAAATTAGTTTTCCTAATTCATCTAATGCTTGGTCTAACGGAACCCGTCCCTCATCATTGAATGCCTCTTCTCGAACAACAGAAGGTTGTGTGGCCCACCACTCCAAAGTGTTGTCATCTATTGTTCGATTTTCTTGACTTTCTAAAGAAATCCTAGCGTAGTAGTGTCGAGGATAATACCCAGTTCCAAACGGATCAAAAGATTGGGCCGCTATAGTCAAGATAGTAGCACCTGGTGCCACTCCAATAGTTTCAATATCAATCATTAGTGAGCTCATACACTATTATAGCGGGAATCTAATTAAATTGCAAGCTCAAAATCTTCAAACAATTCTTCTTTAGACTTATCGCAACGCATGCCTTTAATGCCGTTTTCGCTCAGGCTAATAACTCTAAGATTGGTCCAATGTCCGATTATGTAAGGCGGTATGCAATCACGGAACCCTTGCTGTATACTATAGATATGATCAAGTGCGTTGTAAGTTCTATTCAGCCGTTCTGGGTTTATTGAATCAAAATGATCTCGCCAGTTTTCTTCGGTGATCTTCCAGACTGCATCGTAATATAAACGTCGTAGAGATCTATCTTCTCTGGGTGTGCAGCCTCGTGCTACTGCTTGTTGGTAGATTTTTTCTTTTACTTCCTTGGCTTTACGAGGATTATCTACACCATATTTTTTAATCCAAGTTTGTCGTTGTTTTTCTTTTTGTTCTTCAGTGTAAGTTTCGACATTGCGATATTTGCGACCGTTTTTAACTGCTTTCTTATTACTTTCTTGCCGTTGTTTATTTGCTTCTTCTGTATGAGCGTTTGCGTAATCGCCTTTGCTCCACTTATAATTTTGTTTTGCAGTTCTACTTGAGGTAGTAAGATACCTATTTTCCCACCATTTAACTGGAATATTTTCTACAGGACAAAGTGGTATTTCATAAACATCATTTACTATGTGCCAAATCCGTTGTTTAGCCAGTGCTGTATCTGGCAAGAATGATGTTTTTTCTAAAACTTGTTGCCACAGATCCGGATGTGTTTTATATAGATAGCGTGTAGCTGATTTATTAGCAGAGGCGTCTGTCTGAATAATGGTTAATAGTATGTTTTTCATACTATTATTTATCACTACCCTACTATGTATGTTAGTTTATTCTTACCCAATTATCCAATAACCCAAGTAAGCGGTTGTGAGCCATCCACGTACATTTTGAGTTGCTCAAGCAAGCCGTCCATTTGAGTTTGAGCTTCGCCTTTCATTGCAGCACCGTTTAAACTTGTACCCGATTGTGGCCCGGCGATTGTTGAGAATTTTTCACGTGCTTCGCCTATGATCATCTTACAGTTAGCAACCATGTAATCACGAATCCATTGCGATATTTGAAAATCTTGAAGCATATTAACTTCGGGCTTTAAATTATAAGTCCACAATAATACATTTTCACCAGTGGCTTTTGGATCGCGAATGATTTGTAATTTTTTAGTAACTGGATTCCAAGTGTAGTTCATATACGCACCAAACATACGTCCGGCTAATTCTACATATTGTGCATAAAAATCATATGTTGCTAATCCACCCGATGTATTAAAGTTCATCAGGTAAACATTCATACTTGCTTGCGAGAATGGATCAAAATTTGATGCATATGGACCTTGTGCATCTCCAAACGTTCTGCGGAATATTTGACGTACAGTAATAACTTCTTGTGGCAAGGTATAAATGTTTACATCCTTGACTAACTCCATATAACTGTAGCTTTCTTCGTAGGCGTTTTGTGCTCGTTGACGATAAGTGCCTATAGTTTTTTGGTAAGCTGCTTCGTAGTGTTCAGCATCCAACTCAACATCAACTATGCCGTCGCCAATTTGTAAACGGACATAATCAATGAGATTTTGTTTTAAAGTATCAAGTGTATTTTCGGCCATTAAGGGACTCCAGTCCCTATATTTACCAGCTACGCAGTATGATTAAGTTCTCTGTACCACGTCCGTTAAACGGTGTTTCTGTTGTGGTAAGGTCTTTATACACTTTACGTGCAGCCGGCTTGCCTGCGCCTGTTAATGCTTTTAGCGTTTCAGCAGGCTTACGCACAGTTCTTTGTAAACTTTCTACGGTGCTAAATCCAATAATTGAATTGTTTTTAACTGTAAATGCACCTACATGGCTATCGGCTACAAGATGTATAAGTTTGCGTTTTTTAGTGTCATACAACCAAGCTTCAGATTTATCAACTAGTTGACTTGCTGGCAGACCTTTGAGTTTAAGTTCTGCAAACTCTGTGAGAACTTTAAACTTAGCCGCACGTTTTTCAGGACTTACTGCCTTGACTTTGCGAGGTTTACGTTCAACTTTCTTAATTTGAATATAAGCACCGCAGTCCGTGATTACTGTTTCACAAAACTTAATAACATTACGCAATTGTATTTTAGTAAGATTGTTGTAACCTTCAACTAATTGTGCATCCTTACCTTGTGCAACTTCTTCAAACTCTGCTAGACGACGTTTCCAAATACTGGAAATATCATTGATCATTTGTGGCACTACATTACGGCTACGAATAACTGCAATGGGTTTAAACTCTGCAGACATCTTGGCGCCGCTACGAACAAAGTCATCAAATAATCCATCTAACTCGCCAGCACATTCAGACACTTTTTCTTTTAAACGATCTTGTATGTTAGGGCGAGCAGGAGCATCTTCTACTTCTGCTTTGGCTTCTTGTTGTTTTGATCCTAAAATTTCCAACAAATAATTGTCTAGTCTAATTTGCTCAGCATCCGACAGTTCAAGTCCTACCATGCTCATTCTGCATAACCATGCAGTTGTTAAGCGTATAGCAGAGTCCGAAACACCACGCAAAAGACGCACATCATCTTTTCTATCATGCGTTTCTAAATAGTTTACAATCATATCACGAGCTTCTTTTTTGCCGTAGAAATAATTATACCAGGAGAATGCTTTGCTTAAACGACTTACACGATTATCTTCGGGTTGTATTGCCCAAGTAGGTTCTGTGCCCATAACATTGGTATCGGAACTTCGGGGATTTAGCAGTTTAATAGAAGTTTTCATTTGGGCTCCTGGTAGTTATTTTATAATTATAACAGATTGCTCGTTTTGAGTCAACCGTATAATAACCGTGCATACGTTAGGTGTTTTTCCAAATTATCCAAGTGTTCTGCACATTTGGCTTCTAAAGTTTGGTATTTTGTAGTACTTTTGTGTAACCTACGACATTCCACACTTTCTTGGCTTAATTCGGTAATGCTACGCTCTAAAACTTTGAGCATTGTAGTCAGATCTCTGCGGGCATTAAAGCTCTTAAGCCCTTTGATTTGATCTTCTAAGAAAGTTGTGCGTTGTATTATTTCTTCCATAACCTAATTATATAGCCTTTGTCGTTTGTTGTCAATCTGCCTATAAATACATGACTATGCTGTTCTCTGCTAACAAATACACCCGCTGGTATTACGATATCATTGATCGTGCTAAAACACGAAATTTGCCATTGAATAGTTATTTTGAAAAACATCATATTGTTCCTAAAAGCCTAGGTGGCAATAATATAGAAGAAAATCTTGTTAAATTAACAGCAAGAGAGCATTTTATTTGCCATTGGCTATTGACTAAAATGGTAGATGGCAATAATCAAAAAAAGATGGCCTACGCCTGTAAGATGATGATGCATAGTCACGGAAAGCGGCAACAGAGATATCGTGTCACTTCAAGGATATACGAAACATTAAAACAAAATTTAAACATCATCCTTAAAGGTAGAGAATTTACCAACGAGTGGAAAAATAAATTAAAAATTAGTGCCCAACTTCGAGCATTGAACGAAGGANCACAAGAAAAATCTGTCAGACGTGCTAACAGAATATTTGGTAATAAGAAACGCCTGGGAGAAAAACGGCCTGGCCAATCCGGTAGTAACAATCATTTTTATGGTAAAGGATTTTTTGGAGAAGAAAATCATTTTTACGGCAAACATCATACAGAAGAAACATTAAAAAAATTACGTGGTCCAAAAACTAAGTACCATTGCAATAATTGTAATGCCCTAGTGGGTGGTAAATCTAACTATAACAGATGGCACGGTGATAATTGCAAAACAGTTAAAGGAGAATTAAAATTCCACGCCTAAGCATGTACCGTCCTAACCGGACAAACGATTACAGATACTTAGATCAAGTTATAAGTGAGCAATATACCGTTGGAGGACTTGACCTTTATGTTCACAAATACATGGGTCCACAAACTGGTGACTCTGGCAACGCTGATGCTACTTTACCAGTTTATGATAGTTCAAACCCATTGTTCATCGAAGACTTGTTGTTATTAGAAAATCGTGATCGTAAATATGATCCTAATATCTATATCATGCGTGGTGTATATCGCACACAGGATATAGATTTTGATTTAACACAATTTGGATTATTTTTAAACAACGATACTTTGTTTATTACATTCCATTACAACGATATGATTGATACATTTGGTCGCAAACTTATGTCAGGTGATGTGCTTGAAGTACCAAATTTAAAAGATTACCATCCGTTAAATGCTCAAGGTATCGTAAAAGCATTACCAAAATACTATGTTATCCAAGATGCATCTTTTGCATCAGAAGGTTTTAGCCAAACTTGGTTACCACATTTATGGCGCATTAAAGCCACACCAATGGTCAATGCACAAGAGTTTCACGACATCACAGATAAACCATTTGAGCCTGACAACATTTGGGATCCAGGTAATTTTTACCCCAGTGGTACTGTGGTCAACAATGGAGACACTTACTATACTGCAGCTCAAAATGTTCCTCCTGGAACTGATATAACTGATACTACATACTGGACTCCAAAAACGCCAGATACTATCAGCGACAAAACAACAACAAGAAACAAAGATCTTGAGCTTAATGATGCTATCCTTACACAGGCACAAGTTGAAGTT